CGGAGATATACCCACAAACGTTCTATTCTTTTCTCGACCATATACTCCAAAAGGATCTGATACATCTTGCTGGGATAGAGTAAGCATCAATTTACCAGTTGAGTGTTTCATTATAGCCACGCCATTAATACTTAATGGCCAGGAGCTGTATATAGTTCTTTGTGGCGAAAATCTTGTACCATCCTCTGATGTCTTCATGTTTGTGACTGCCGCAGTTAAGTGCGTTTCAGACGATGAATAAGTGCAAATATACTTGTTATTCGCCATACGAGTGAATCCAGGGAAGGCGTTATAGTCGACAAATCCTTCACCTTTGGTTATAACCAAAGCACCATTCGCTAAATAGTAAGAATCGAATTGTGACTCTGTCGCTACACCCGTGGATGTCACACCTTCCTTATTGATGATATCGACAACGCTGGAACCAGACTGAACTGTAGTTGACGGTAACTCTGTAGGTACTCCAACCTCTGACGTTACAACAAGTATTGGACGATAGGATGAATTGGAGGCTTCCTGCGAATAAATCTCAATTTCCTCAATAATTCCATTCCCCGGCGGATAGTCAGGGTCTCTCGAACTTTTAAGAGAGTAATACGTGTATCCCATTATGTCCACTCTTGTCGTATCAAGCGACCCGGATGTGTATGGAGTATCCAAGGCAATTCCTGACGTGTTTCTCCAAATGCTGCTTTCCTGACTACTGGCTATGCAACCATCATAAGCGGCATCCATATTCCCCGAAGTGATAGGATCCTGCGCAGACCAGTTGTGCTTCATGATTTGGACATCGAAATCGTAGGAGGTTGAGTAATCGGTCTTAACGGTCAACGTCATCTTGACATCAGTGACGTTGTGATTATCCGGTATGCCAGAAGTGTTGAACTTGAGTAATCCCCGTCTGCTTAGAGCCGGCGCAAAAAAGGAATTCTTGCGTTGGCCTACAATGAAGTAATCACTTGTCGTATCGAAAGCACTTGCAGTCCCGCCCGTGCCTTCAATCCAACCATCCACTGTCATGCACGGATAATCAGCCATTATTCCCACCTATGGAAATAAAAAACCACTGGACCTTTCCGTCTGGACGCAAAAAAGATATATGTGTATCACTTTCAGAGTAGAGTTTGCAATTCTTCCATTTCTCCTTCAATTTATCTTTCCATGATACGGAGGGAGGGGGAACAGAATAGACCCTTTTCCCGTTATATTTAAGTAACACAGGACGTTCCCTTTATTGCATAACTATGGATTTCGTGACCTTAAGGGTTTCGCCGTTGGCCAGCGTTCTGCTGGTCGACAGCGCCGAGAATGTTATATGTTTCCCTGTATTGTTTGACGTGGTTGCCATAACGCAATACGTTACAGGCCCCCATGATCCGCCGGTAGCTACAAAGGTTTGCTCTGCGGAGACGGCCTTATAGTCTCCGTCAACAAGGGTAAGAGAGACCCATCCCGATGTGTTCCTGGTAACCTCTTTTGCCACGTAGCCATTGGAAGAGGGTTCTCCGGTAATATCAGCGAGAGTGTCAGTTTCTACAGGTGTGTCGTTAAACAGTCTCAGATAAAATGTGGAGGGACAATTCTGCGCCCGGAGATAGCAGTCAAGTACGCTCTGCTCACCTTCATCAGCAAGGGCGTTTCCGCCGACGCCTTTCCATAGTAGTGTCTTACCGTCTGCGGCGACGTGAGTAAAGACTTCATACCCAAGCTCATGCATTACTCCTGTCTGAACATCAGCAGAGGTTATTGACAGTTCTTTGCCAAACAGTGACTGAATACCGGTTATGCGGTCTATATCCTGAGCGGCGACCGGTACAAATAAACACAAAGCCAACAAAACACCCAATAAACCTCTGAACAATCCGGTTTTTACACTTATTTTTTTCATTATTCTTTACCTCCTACTATTGGTTCAGCAGGCACTATTGCCTGAGCTTTTGTTATTCTGTCAAGCAGTTCCTGTTTCGCTTCAGCGCCTTTCAGCGACTCAATCAATTCAATCCCCGCGTTTATGATTTTCTCGGCAATGGCCGCAACCGCAATAACTGTAGCTGCATTCATTCTTTCACCTCCATAAATTTGATTTTCATGTGTTTGGCCCTGTCTTTAAGTTGCTGAAAAAGACTTTCAAACGCAGTCCTGGCATTGATGTACCCCCTAATCGTTTCAGGGGTTTTCACCAGTATGTAATCCTTCAGCCTGTCTCCCTGTTCAATAAATGCCTGCCGTGTTTCCTGATACAAAACGTTTATATCGGCGCACTGCTTTGCAGTGAGCGCTTTCGCGTCGCACATCACAACAGCATTATCGTGTATTTCCTTCAGCATGACTGCTGTCAGTTCGTATTTATCCACTGCCTGAGTATCCGCTCGAGCCGTTGATTCAATGCTTTCATAAGCCGCCACGCTGCCGCTCTTCAGCAGCGAGCACCCGGACAACAGGATTATCGTCATTAATGCCAGTAAAACCATAATTTGTCTTTTATGTCTCATCCTCAATATCCTCCTAACGTATCCCTCGTGAAGATACGATCGTCGTCTGTTTTATTGCTTTCAGGTCCGCCTTCTTCCGCGATGGCTGTTTCTCCTATGCTGATAATTCCCTTTGCTATCCCTTCGAGCTGCCGGATGGCATTGCGATACCGGGACGCCCGCGTCTCCGGGATCTCCTCGACCCGGCGTGAGTAGAGGTTATATATCGCGATGTCAACCGAGAGCTTCTTAACGATGTCCGGCACAACAGCGAACGGCACCGTATAGCGCGAGCCGCAATAGGAATCTATCTCGGCGTCCGCCTGGGCGATTGATTCGTCAAGTCTCGTTTGATTGACAACACCGAGATTTTCATCATCCGTAAGCTGGATGACGCTTTCCTCGGGAAGCAGCTTTTTGATGTCTGTAATGGTCGAGTATGCCATAACTCCTCTTCAACTCCCCCCTCACCGCCCCTTTTTCCCCTCCTTGCCAAGGAGGGGAAGGGGTGGTTGGGTTATTATTACGTCAGGATTGTGTCGTACCACAGGAAGCCGAGGTCAGCTCCGGTCTGCACGATATCCGTTTCTTCCGCAACCTCATACACGTCCTGGTGTCTCGACGCCTCTCTCCAGGTGGTCGTTCTCCTTACTCCGCCTTCATCATAAGCGACCCTCGCCTGATATCCTGCCGACGGGGTCTTGAGTCCTGGCGATTTCGGACGGTAATAAAGGAACGCGGAACCTTTGCCCGCATTCTTTTCCCAGACATTGGACGCGGTAAAGTCCGTGCCCGCCTTGGTCTCTTTCGCTGTTGAATAGACCGCTTCGCCGATCAGCAGCTCATCAAGGTCGAACATGGCGGCGATCAATTCCGCCGTTAATATCCCCCGCTGGGTGTATTTGATGCGGTCCAGCAGGGCGTCAAGCTTCTTTAGTGTGTTGTAGGTTCCGAAGTCCATCCACATGGCGTTTGGCTTCATCCCTGTGCTTGACCTGATGGTTTCGATCCTTGCCAGCACATCGACGATGAACGTGTTTGTCGCGTCGTTTGGCGCCCATAACCCGGCAGCGTCCTCTCCTGCAGCGCCTGACCAGGTCCCGGCGATTATCATTGACGCGACCCTTCTTTCCTTCGACAGGTCAATCTTGTCGGCGCAAAATTCAAGCGCGTCCTGATCCGGCTTTAAGGGCGGAGCTCCCTGGGAGTTCGCAAACTTACGGTCCTCGTCAGTCACCTCTTTCGCGAACGCGTACTCTTTTGTCGAGACGCTGAGCAGGTCAACCGGATATCCGCCTCTCGGCGCTTCCGCGCTGGGGCCTCTTATTCCGGCTTCATCACGGAACCACGCGCCCTTGAGATATCTGGCAATCTTCGCCTTCGGGGAGATGTTGTCGATGACAGGGAATACCCGGTCGGCTATGTAACTCTGATTGCGGTAGGCTATGCTGACATTCTGCAGCGGCCCCGCAACGATCAATTCTTTAACATTCGGCTGTGGCATTTGTTAATTCCTCCTTTTTAGCTTCCCCTTCCCCCTCTTAATTTAAGAGGGGGCGTTATTTTTCCCATCACCACCCCTTTTTCCCCTCCTTGACAAGGAGGGGATAGGGGAGGTTAGGGGGCGTTGTTTCTTTATGCTTTAACTGTCAGCGGCGAAAGCAGGACCACCCCGAGATCATCTTCAACCCCGCCAACAAGAAGCACTCCAACGGGATATTGCGTTACCACCGCGGCAATCGCCTTGCCTGCGTCAGAGGCGCTGACATATTCCATGCCTATGATTGTGCCTATTCCCATTGTCGCGCCCAGCAGCACTTTTGAAACCCCGCCGCAGCCGAACGGCCGCACTACCGCGGCTTCATCAGCCAGAGGCGCATTCTGCAATATGCCAAACGGAATGTCTGTTGCGGCATTTGGACGTCTTACCTTGCCGGATGTGGCGTCGAGCACCATTATCCTGTACTGATCGTTGCTCAGTTCCTCATCAGCGGGATAGCTTAAATCCATAATTCCATTTTCTGTTGCCATTTCTATTTCCCTCCTTTCATGTCTTCAGCGTATTCCGCCGCGAGCTCAGGATTTTCTTCCTGCACTTCAGCGAATGCGGCTCCATAAGTGAGTTCCTTGTTTGCCTTCATCTTTTCGCTTACGAGTCTGCCGAGCCTTTCGCCTGCGTTGCCGCTTTTGCCGGTGTCCTTTTCGTTCCCGGCGACTTCCCTGAACTCAATCGCCTTCGGCAGTTTCGCGAGAAACCCCTGCATGAATTCAAGCGGGGTCTGCTTTCCTTTCGCGTCTCCCTCGCCGAACTCAACGGTTGTCCCTATGGCGGATATCTGATGCATAAACTCCGTTATGCCCATGCCGATCTTATCCATCGCGGGAGTAAGCACGCCCTGTTTTTTCAGTCCCTCGCAGAATTCAGAGACGGCCTTCTTCGCGTACGAGGCCTCCTTCTCCTTCAGCTTTCGTTCACGCTCGGCAATTTCGGAGTCTTTCTTTTTCTGCTGTTCGGCAAATTCCGCCGCTGCCTTGTCTCGGGCTTCCTGAGCGGCCTTTGCGGCAGCGTCCCTGACGTCGGCCTCGCTGAAGGTCGCGGGGAGGTCGTCAAGCTGCACCCCCTCTTTCTGCGCGAGGCTTTTGAGCCAATCAAAAAACTTCATAGTCTTATCCTCCTTTTTAGATTCTTCCGTACCCCTGCCTTCACCTCCCCTTGACTCAGGGTGAGAATGGGAGGGGCTAAGCATCTCTTCAAATTCAATCGTTGTTTCACCTCCTTCATTAAATTGGATATCTTCCAGCCCCTTTACTGCCGGGGGCATTGCTCCGAGAAACCCTATATGCCTGAGAGATCCATCCGGATAAAGAGAGATGGACCGCTTTTTGAACATGCCCTTCTTCAGCATATCCACGAAATCGCTGACAAGCCGCGCCGGTTTTGCGAGCAGGATATCTCCTTCCCGCTTCAGCGCCTCCACCCATCCCCACGCCGGGGCATTGTCTTTAGGATGTCCGATGACCACTGGGGCTTCATGATGTGACGGGTCGTATGAGCTGACGATTTTATTGAGGTCATCCCGCGTCCATTCCTTCTCGTTTCCGTTGGAATCGGTGTGCTTCCCGGTGCGGAATACAGGAAACCAGTCTAAAGCCATCTCATCCTCCCTGCGCGGATAGCGCAAATTTTGTTTATAAACATGCGCCATTCAAAAAACGCGGGGCACCGCGATACAAACCTCATGTTGTCCTCCTTAAATCGATCCTGGGGCATTCTGTTGAATGAAGAATTAAAAATGCAGAATGAAGAAATATGAATAAGGAGCCGGGTTTTATTCTTTTGTTTTTCTTCATTCTGCATTCTGCATTCTGCATTTGTTTTATTTCCCTCTCAAAATGTAATCCATCAGGGCTGATTTGATTTCCGACATATCCCCATCGGTTAATTTCAAAAATGGCCGCGCGGGGATGTCTGAACCCGGGTGGTTCACCGACCTTGCCGGATGTTTTGCGCCGGGCCAGAATAATGCCTGCTTCCTTTTTGGCCTGATAATATGGGGGCCGGTCTTTCCGCCGAACTGATGAATTGCCGCATATTTTTTATTTGATCCTACAACCGCCTGATATGAATTAAAGGAGCGGCTGATTGACGCAGCGAGGCCTCCGGCGCTTTTCTGCAATATCTTCCCGGGCCATTTGCCTTCCTTCTTCCTTTGCTCCTGTGTGGACTTTTTCAGCGGATCCCATTTTGGCCTGCCTTCCTGCTCAAAGTTTTCTTCAACTGCATCATGCATAATGCCGGCGATCTGTTTCATGGCAGGCGACAGGGTTCGGAGCCTCCCCTGCAGGGTGCCCAGGAGATTCCTGACTTCATGGTCATCAATTCTGATTTCAATCATCTTGACAAACCTCTCTGCCTGAGTAAAATAAAGTCATAACCTGAAGAGGTAAGGCCACCTTATCCGGGGCCGTTAACAAACCCGGGTTGCCGGGTAGGATGCTTTTCAGGTTATTTTTTTGTGTAGAGCAATGTTCCTGTCCTGTAGTCATCAAGATACTCCAGTTTTCTCGGCTTGAACGCCGTGGTGCCTTGCCATACATCATCTATAAGGTCAAAAACCGCGTATCCGCCAAACTTCCCGGATGCATCCTTATAGACGCCTATATATCTCTTGCAGAGCCTTGCTTCCCCTTTCCCCTGCACCCACACCAGCCATACTTCCACAGGGTCCCTGATAGTGTCCGCAAGCATCGGCAGATAGATTTCTCTGTCTGACTTTAAGACCTTATAACCGCCCGCGGAACGGTCTTTAAAAAGCTCTTCAGAGATTATCACCGGGTCGCCAATCACATCTTTATAGACAACCGGCTTGCCGATCTCTGTGGCGAACTCCTTCAGAAAGACATTAATGTAGTCTTTATCGGTCATTCCTGTATTTTGATGCGGGGATAAAAGCATCTCTTTTGCCAGCGGCTTTGCCGGAAGTTTTTCTATCGGAGGTTTGGGATAATACATTGCTCCGACTGTCTTGAAGCCGCCTTCAAACTCATCAGGGTCAAAGGGTCCCGGGGTAAAAGGCTCCATCCACGCCTTCCCCGGATTGTAGCTCCAGCCCGCATCAGTCTTTATGCTTTGTCCGGTAAGCGGGTCGTGATACGCGGCAACCGGCCTCAGCTCTCCTGTCTTTTTGCTGACGAGCTCATCCTGCCAGGTTATTCTGCCTTCACTTTTCTCAACAGAAAGGTTTCTGCTTTTTATATTTTTATCTGACAATGCCCGCACCCTGCATCTGCAGTTGAACCCCAGGGGCGGGTAATGGGTATCCCAGAACGGATCGTCATACCGGAAAACCTTGCCGTTCAAGGCCGCGTGCGCGGGACGTGTGCGCGAGTCCATCACAGCGACAAACTGCCAGAAGGGTCTGTCATCAACATTGTCAGCGAATTCCTTGTATCTGCCTGCCATGTATGCCGTCTGGAGATTTGTCTGATAAATTGTCTTCAGCCTGTGAGGAGAGCCGAGCTGCACAGAATAACCCCCCTTCATTCCCCCCTTATCCAAGGGGGGAGACAGAGGGGTTTCATCTCCGGCAAGCTGGCTGCCCCACCATCCCTTTGCCCTGAGTTTCGGTTCAAGTGCCTTTTGAAATTCCCGCAGGGTAAGGCCTTTATCAATTGCCTCGCCGACCATGCCCCGGATGTCCTGAAGCACATCCATGCGCATTGCCTTTGCAACAGTGAACGCCTTTGCGTGGGCATCCTGCCAGGTGTCCTGCCAGTCGTGAGAAAATGTATATCCCCTGGAGTCGAAGTATTTAATCGCTTCTTCGGGTTTAAGCCCGATAGCGTATTTCAGATCTATGTTATTTGCCGGCATTCAGCCTCCCCCACAATTCGCTGACAAAGATTGCCCGGGCGAGCATCTCCTCGATTGCTTCTGTTTTCATGTAGGGATATGCCTCGAGGAGAGCTTCCATAATCTCATCATAGGAATTGCCTTCAGCTATAAGATCAATAACAGGCTTCATCACTCCCTGCATCTGCTGCTGCAACTGTTCTGGAGCAAGGGACGCCGCCGCGTCATCAACAGCCTGCTGATCCGGGAACAAGAAAGAAGCTGATTTGCGTTCCGCAAACTGCTCAAGCGTTTCTTTTGACCCCTCCGCCTGTTGCCTGTTGCCTTCCACTTGTTGCCCTGTATTCCGCATTCTTGATTCTTCATTCTGAATTGTCCCCTGTTGCTGCAGTAGCTCTTCATTGCTATCCGGCTCCGGTATCCCATAGGTGTCGTGGATATACGCGTGCGTTATGCGCGCGCCCATGTTCAGAAGTATCTGGTCTCTCTCGGCCAGCGGCTTCAAATCTTTCTCTTCCTCGGTGCGGATCCATACCTTCGGGTATTTGGTCACGCCGGGGAAGTTATAATCCACGATCCATCTGATCAGGGATTCATTGAGGCAGAGACACAGCGCGTCTGCGTCTGCCTTGATATAATCCTGCCGCACGCCCTCATGCGTCTGCGACGCCGAGTAACTGCCTTTGTCGCCGATATCGGATGTAAGCGTCTGCCCCAGCATGACCTGCGCGATGGCGCTGTTCATGTAATCGCAGAGGCCCTCATAGGTGTTTACCGTTCCGGAGCGGGTTGCCTCAAGCAGCTCTATGACCATATTGTCGGGTATCTTGATTGCCGCTTCCTGCTGTATTGCCTCTATGGCGCCGAGGAGGGCGTCCTGCTGCACCTTGTCGGTGCCTGCGGGATATTTTCCGACAGCAGTGGGAGAACCGAATTTATCAGCGAATATCAGCCAGAATTTTATGGCGTTCTTCTTGAACCATACCGGCCAGTAAAGCATCCTGCCGAGTCCGTCGCCATAGGGGCTGCCGTTGTCTGACGTGTTCGTGAACACCACAAACTTGCGGTCGGGCAGCTCCTCGCCCTCGACCATGTTCTTCAGGGTAAGAAGCCTGAGCCTGCGCTCTTTATCGAACACAAACCGGCGGGAGGCCCTGCCGATCATCTCGCGGATCCAGACGGCCCCCTCGGAATAATCCCACATCACTTCAGAGGGCTTGAACCCCATAACCAGTCCGGAGAGAAGCACGCCGCGCGCAGCGTCGTAATTGAAATCGGCAAGCACGTCGTTTACATATTCGGAGATTTTCACATCCTGCCTCTTCTCCGAGGCCGGACGCATTTCCCATTCCTTGCCTATAACCGCGAGCCGGCGCGTCTGGAGGGTTGAGCCCACCTTGTCGTCGCGGAGGAGGTCTTCGTAGAGTTCAATCCCTTTGCCGCCGGATTCTGATTTCAGCACCTTGTCCGGGTTTAGAAGCGTTCTTCCGATATAGTCCTGGAAGATGTCTTTCTCTACTGTCGCGATTTCGTCTGTTATTGGTTTTTTATTCTTCGCCATTGTCAACCTTAATTTTTCAGCCACAGAGCACACAGAGAGCACAGAGGAAAGAAAGAAGATTCAGTAACTCCCCCGCTTTCAGCGCCCCCTCTTAACTTAAGAGGGGGATAGGGGGGCGTTACATCTCTGTGACCTCTGTGAGCTCTGTGGCAAATGCCTTTTGCCTTTCCCATGCCTTTCGTCTGACTGTTGCCTTCTTCATGCCTTCCTATTGCCTGTTTCATCTTAAAAACCCCGCCATTTTCGTGTGCTCGCGTTTGAGCGCGGCTGTTTCGAATTCGATCAGGCCGACAGGGTTGTTTCCCGCGT